TCGGGGCGTATGCCCGCGACTACGGGCTCCTCCGCGACCTGAAGCCGGAGACACTTCGGCAGTATCAGATTGCCGCCGACCTCTTCGAGCGGTGGGCCGGCGGGCCCGTCCGCCTGGACGAGCTCGACGAGCGGAGCGTCTCCGAGTGGCTCCGCGATTACGCGACGACGGCGGCCCCGAATACGGTCCGCTCGAAGAAGGTCCAGGTCGTCGCCCTATGGAGGGCGGCCGCCGAGGACGGGCTTTGCGATCCGCCGACGAAACGGGTCCGGGCGGTCAAGGTGCCGTGGCGGCCGCCGACCGCCTGGGATCACGACGAGGTCGAGCAGCTCCTCGCCGCCTGCCGTGATCTCAAACGGTGGCACCGGTGCGGCCTGCGCCGGTCGGACTGGTTCGACCTCGCGGTCCGCGTCGCCTGGGACACGGGCCTTCGCTGGGGCGACTTGATCCGCCTGCCGGTCGCGTCGATCCGCCCCGACGGGTCCGGGGCCTGGTGCCAGTCGAAGACATCCCGGCCGGTGGTCTTCCGCCTGGCCCCGTCGACAATGGCGGCCCTTCGCCAGTCGCTCGCGACCGCCCCGCGGGATCTCGTCTGCCCGTGGCCGGCGAGCCACGAGACCTTCACCGACCAGGTCGATCGGCTCGTGAAACGGGCCGGCATCCGCGAGGGGACTTGGAAGTGGATCCGGCGGGCGTCGTCGACCGACGTGGAGAGCCAGCAGGCCGGGGCCTCGACGGCCCACCTGGGCCACGTCCCGGGCTCCAAAGTGGCGGCCCAGTCCTATAACGACCCGGCGATCCTCGGCCGGCAGGCCCCGACGCCGCGCGAGCTGCTCGTGTCCGCTCTACGGCGTGAAGATAGGAAAAAGGCGGGGGGGGGGGCACTCCAAGAATCCGCCGCCGGATAGCGTGAGACGGGCCGGGTGATCACCGCGCCCGGTGCTCGACCTCGTGCTGGCGCAGCAGCTCGCGCGGGACCGTCCGCCGGATCACGTCCGCCGCCTGCGTGACGTGCTCGGCTCGGACGCCCTGGGGCGGCCGGCAACAGGCGGCCACGCCGGCGAGCGTCGCGGCCCGGTGGACGGCGACGGCGGCCAGGTCGTACTCGACCTCCGCCCGGACCGGCTCGCCGCCTACGACATCGAGGACGCGGCCCTGGTCGTGGTAGTTCATGACTTCGACGGCCGTCCCGGTGCCGACCCCGGCGAGCGTCACCAGGGCCGGGGCGTGGGCCGCCAGGCGGCGCTGCCCGCAGACGAAGACGTAGGAGAGCAAGACGCCGGTCGACTCGACGAACTGCCGCATCGTCCGCCCGGTCCCGTGCAGGTCGACAAACAGCGTCCCCGGGGCGAGCCGTTTGACATACGTCAAGAACGTCGGCGAAGGCCGGCGGAGCGTCTCCCGGCTGGCGTGAAACACTTCGACCCGTTCGCCGTAGAGATGGCGGTAGGCCTGGCCCAGGAGGATCGAGTCCCGGGAGACAAACGCCACCCGCTCGGGCTTCGCCGCCTCGACGTACCCGCGGACGAGCGCGGCCGCCGCCAGGACGAAGGGCACGTTCGCCGCCGCCGCCCCGTCCCACCATCCGGCCTCCCGCGTGCCGGCCGCGTGGGGATTCTGGAGCCGGGCCGCGCGGGCCGCCCCGGCGATCTCCCACAAGCCGGCCGCCTCGAGGTCCCGCTCGCCCTTCGTCCAGGCCCCGCCCTTGTAGTGTCGGGCTTCTACGCCCGCGGCCTTCGCCTGGGCAACATCGCTCCGGGCATTGTCTCCGACGTGGATCTCGATCTCGCGGGCCGCCTTCGAGCTCCAGTAGCGGCCGGTGTGCTTGCCGTCCCACGAGGCGGCGATGTCGAGCCGGCCCGGGAGCCCGATCTTCTGGGCGAGGCCCTGGACCTGGCCGGCCTCGAAGTAGGTGTCGGTCACGATCCGGTCGGTGGGCCCGAACTGGCGGACGTTCTCGACGATCGGGAACCCGCAGGCCCGCTCGGTCCGCTCCTCGAGGTCCCGCAGCTCGTCGACGCGGTCGCGGCTCCAGCCTGTGATCTCGCGGAGCGTCTTGAAGATCCCGGCCCAAGTCTTATCGGACCGCCGCTCGGCCTCCTGGCGGATGGCCCGGTACTCCTCGCCCCCGACCAGGTCGAAGACCCGCCACGGCTCGCCGCAGGTGCGGCCGTGCAGGGTGTCGAAGTAGTCCCAGCTCTTCACCATGTCCGGGCCGCCGCCTTCCGGTTCGTGATGTCAGAGAGCCCGGCCGCCTGGCCGCAGAGCCACGGCCGGACCGCGTAGACGGCGAGCCTCCGCTCGCGGTGGAGGACGCCCATCCGGTGGTCGACGTGGTGCCGGCAGTTCCACGCCGGGCTCGGCTCGATCCAGTCCCGGAGCGTCTCCAGGGCCGCCCGGCCGAGGACCCCGTAGGCGTGGGTCCGGTTCACGTTGAGCCCGCGGACAAGATCCTCGCGGCCCGGCAGGGCCTCGGCCTTCGCGAGGTGCTGCCCGCCGAGGTAGATCTGGCAGGTGTCCTCGGGGACCGCCAGGGCCGCGATCCGCGCGGCGAAGTCCGGGACGAACGTCACGTCGTCCTCGAGGACCAGGAGCCGCTCGACGCCCGTGGCGATCGCCCACGAGAGGATCGAGTGGTGGGACAGAGCGCAGCCCCACGCCCCGGGCGTGGCCTTCCAGCCGGCCGGCGGCGGCTCCGCCTGGCCGTCGACCGCCGGGACGACCTCGGGCCAGGGCAGGGGCCAGGGCCGCGGCAGGCGGGCCCAGAAGCCCTCCAGCCGGTCGGGCCGGCGGGCGAGCGAGATCACGACGACGGCGTCGAACATGACTCCACCTCGGCGAGGCAGGCCGCGTAGCCGGCGAGGTCGACGCAGGTGTCGGCGCTCTTCGTGGTCCCGCCGTTCCCCTGGTGCCTCGCGAGCTTGTCGAGGATCATGATCTGGGCCCAGTCGGAGACCGTCAGCGGCTCGAGGAACTTGTGGCCGAGGATCGCGTTCACCGCCGCGACCGTCTTCGCGAAGTGTTCGCCCGGCGGGCCGTACGTCGAGCGTCGCTGGCGGATCGTCCGCGTCGCGATGTCGAGCAGCTCCTCGGCCTTCGTCGCCGGTGGGTCGCCGTAGCCTGGGTGGTTCGGGTCTTTCACGGTTTGCTCCTGAGTGAGATGTCGCACCATCCGAACGAGGTGCAGGGCGGTCGAGGCTACGGTCCCGCTGGTGCCAGTCCAGCAGTTGCCGCAGCCGACCCGGCGGGCTTGCCGCTCCGCGGCGTCCAGGGCCTCCGCGTCGAGCCAGACGGCGGGCCTCATGACGTGCGGACCTTCCCGGCCGAGATCCGGAAGTTCTCGACATCGAACTCCCCGCCGTCGTGGACGGTGACGATCGCGGCCCCGTGGTTCCACCGGTTGATCCGGGCGTACTCGGGCGTGAGGTCGCAGAGGCAACCCGTCGACCAGGTGAAAATCTCGTTATGCCACATATCGCTCTCCGCGTGGCCGCTCGACCGGTGGGAGTGACCGACGAGGACCGTCGAGAGCGTCCGCAGGAACGCCCCGCGGGCGACGTTCACCGGCGCGGCCAGGCCCTTCGGCAGCTCGTGACCGTGCAGGACCGGGAGCTTCCCCACCATTACCGGCCGCTGGTCGTCGACGTAGTCGATGTCGTGGTCGGCCAGCTTGAGCCAGCCGGGGAGGGACATGATCGGATCGTCCGACAACTCGGGGGCGTGCTGCCAGATGTAATGGGTCCAGCGTTCTTCGTGGTTCCCCGCCTTCATGCAGATCGGGATCCCCGGGAACCGGTCGCGGATCCAGGCGACGAAGTCCCGGCAGGCGGCCAGCTCGCCCTTGAAGTCCCGCTGGGTGGGGTCCTTCATCCACCGCGAGATCGCGTAGAAATCGCAGGTGTCGCCGTTCAGGAGCAGGGCCGCGAGGCCCGCGTCCTCGAGGTGGGCGACGGCCGCGGCGACCGCTACGTCCGAGTGGTAGGGGACGTGTACGTCCGAGAGGATCCCGACGCGGCCGGTCACGCCCAGGACGTGAGGCACCCACGGCTCGG